ACGATGTTGTTCGCAGCGGTGTCGATGTCTTTAGCATCTGTGTTTGCTCTCCGAGCAGGTTTTCAGTCATGCTCCTTATACCCTGTCGAAACCATTGCACCCCCTCGTATGGAGGTGAGGAGAGTCGAACTCCTGTCCAAAATATCGGTGGCACCACCTACATGTCTTTTTAAGTCAATACATCAGGACTATACAATCCATTGTATCCAAGAATATCTAACTCCTTTTGTAACTGGAGTTACTTCGTGTGGAAACAAATACAGTGCTGGAAATACTAACACACCTCCCTTTTTTATATTGACAGTGTGTTCTTCCCAGAATATAAAATCACCGCCTTCAAAGTCATCATTCAATACACCAACCACACTGGTAACAGGTATGCCTCTAAATTGTCCTTCAAAAAAATCTCTAATATGATCGTAGTGTGGACTTAGATAATCACCAACATTATACTTATTGAATTTTATACCTGAGCAGGCTTCCCAAAATGAACCACCAGTTTGACCATCATTAATGCCATAATAATTATATTTTTCATGGAAGGCATGAAACAACTCGTTATTTACATGTGGTTGTATTATACCTATGGCTTCTGGGGCGGTTACGGTTGATTGCATCTTTGATTCTTTATCAATGTCAACCTGTTCAAAGTCCTGATACCACATGAAGTCATCCCATTCACGAGAATCTAAATGAGATACTATCTCATCACATTCCTGATGAGATAGCAAGTCATACTCAAATATATGGTCTTTAAGATTAGGGTACTTTAGGACCATCCTTTAGCACCTGTTTACCAGTTTGTTTAGCAATGTATGCCGCTAGTTCTGGAGTCTCTTCCCATTCCCAGATCTGATTATGTTGGGGATTTTTTTTCTCAATCGTGTGTGTGCGTTTTACCATTTTCAACCTCCTCTGATAATAGTGCAATTTCATGTTCAAGGCCAATGATTCTAAGTTCTGCGTCACTAGCCGCTCTTTCCAGAGCCCTTACGGAGTGAGATATTTTTGCAATCTCCTTACCGAAGGCATCTATATTTTGAAGTAATAGATTGTTTCCAAAACTCTGAGGATGCCCTTGTTCTGCGTAGGCAGTATCCTCTACTTCTTCGCATTTCTTGAGATATTCCTCTTTTGACATTCTGTTGTTGTCGCTCATGAGTATTCCATGTAAATGTTTCCAGATATTGTAGTTCCCTCATTGCCCGAGTTGACCATGTGCATGAGGAATGATGGGAATATAATTATACTCCCAGGCTCCAGTTTAGGTTTATAGTCTAACGGAAACTGGGGCAAAGTGCAACCAAAATGGTTCTGAATGTTATGAATTGAAGGATTAAAAAATGCAGTTTTTGATGTCACATCAACATATATCACATAACTCCATTGACTTTTAGGGTGTATGTGAGCATCTTGGTAATCATGTTTCTTGTAAACATTCCTCCATATGTGTCCAAACCTTGCGTTCTTACCCATGAGTTCGGCTGGGTAAAGATTTCTCTCTACTATACCAGATAAGTAAGCCCAGATTGATTCTGGAATTAATTCTTGTTTCTGTGATGAGAAACTAGACATAACTCCAGAATCCCAAGTGGGTTCTAGGGGAGCAAGAGGAATACAATCAAATTTAGTTACATCAACCTGATCTTCAAAGATAGGTATTCCGAAAATTTGTTTCATTTTGATGGCAAAGGTTCAGTTCTCATTGTTTTATACACCAGACTCGCTCTGAGTCCACGATATATCTCGTTTGGTGGCATACCATGATGCCAAATGTTTCCCTTAAAGAATACAACTCTGCCTGGGGCAGGGTCTACACCTTGCCACTCATCATTTAATTTATACTTTATCTGTCCTCCCCACTCTGGTTGCCAATGTTTATTAACGTAGTAAACAAAACTTATACCGTTATCACATGTGCAGTCTTGATGAGGCGTTGTATTGTGTATCCACTGTTGTCCATTTATCATTATCTCACCAAGTTCCACTTGAAAAGGTAACGTATTCATAACAGCACTATAGATCATTTTGAAGGCACTATCCTGTGCAATATCATTTCTGTCTGGAGGAAATATCTGTTGTTTCAATGCTGGTGCTTCTTCCCATGTTGGGTCTGCACCAACATCCCTACCATCTTCGGCATATCCACTGGTATGTCCCCAGAACCAGTTGTATCCTGTCATCACCATGTCATGTACTTGGTGAACAAACCAAGGCGGGAAAATGTAATCTACAACGTAGACTTCATCCTTAGTCAGATCATACTGTGACCAATCTAAGAATTGCTCTCTGCAATCAATGTGTATCATAGTTAATAAAGCCAGTCTTGGTACTCGCCATCTACATCTAGTTCAGCGAGTTTACTCTCCTCTAATTGTTGTCTCATATCATCATGTAGTCTCTCCACTGCGGAAGGCAGTCCTTGTTGCCCAGGCAACTCACCCTCGTAAGTAGCGTTGACATCTACTATCTCAGGTGGTAATGGTCTAGGTGCTGGAATCTTTCTATATGTAAATCCTTCACCCTCATGTAACATTATAGTTGTTATGGCATATTTTTCGTGACTGCAATCGCAATATTTTTGGCCTAGTCCATCATAGACTGTCCAATATGGATAAAAATTGTCTGGTATCATGTTGTAATTCCAACGTCGTTCCAATTAAAGTCCTCTATAGTTTCTGCTTGTGATAATTGTCTCTTAGACTTAGCATTGTTGAATCCTATCGCTTGTAGGTATCCCCATGCTTTTGTCTCGTCCTCATCTCTTAGTCGTCGCAGTGAATCTGCTCCATTTATATAGTGATTTATTTTGGGTGTATTTGCATTAGTAATATTTTGAAGTTCAGTTTCTGCATTAATAATTGCAGTATCGTAAGTACTACAATCGCCTGGAATAGATCCACTAGGAGGCACGTTTGCATATCCTATACCCGAACCAGTTGACGATCCAGATGACACAATTACTCTCTGTCCTAAAGATGCGTACGCCTCACTAACATCCCCATCTTCATCCCTATTGACTACAAGTGGCCAGTTAAAATTGCCCATGTAATATTCTACCCTACCAGCACCCACTGCTGGTTCTGGATCTTCGACTATCTCTCTCCACTGTGCAGTAATATCTGGATCTCCATTGTTAATGAGTTCTAGTTGATGACCTTTTCCTATATTTGAATCTCTTGCTATACCTATTTCTACTGGGTCTATTGGACTCTTGGTAGATTCAAACTCTATGTTAGACACATCTCCAGGCCTAATGATTATAAACGAACTGCTAATACCTGTAGCGTTGGGAGGAGAACTGAGTTCTGCAAAATAGTATGATGATACAATTCCAACATAGAATGATGTGCCTATGTCTTTGTTAATTGTTTGTGTTACTGCATTACTTAGAGTTGCAAAATCTAAAGTTATCTCTGCACCTGTAGTGATACCAGATGAATTGACAAAAGTTACAATACCAACAGCAGTTCCAAACCCTATGATGGTGGTTCCAGCAGCAATAATTCCATTACCACTTCTATCTTCAGCGCCATAAACCTCATCTCCAATACTGAAATGAGTTACAATTCCTATCTTTTTATCTACATATATTTTATTATCACCTGATGTACAGAATCCACTCAACGGATAATTGTATTTGGCATAATCAGTGAGTCCAAATCCAGTTATAGATGTTGCTGCTCCTGCCTGAAATATAAAGGGATTTGATAATGAATCTGTTATGAAATCTCCTGTCTTTATGCCAGAAAGTCTACCTGTAGTAAATCCAGTAAGAGTTTCTGCATCACTATCAAATATTACCAAAGAGTTACTACCTACGTTAGCGTCTGCATCATCTATTGTCTCTACTACATTAGACCCATACTCTCTATTCTTTGGAAACTTGTAATATTTTGGACCATAATATCCTAAAAATCTAAATGTACTTGGATCTTTTACAACCTCATATACAACTGCTTCATCATCATCTATCTCTGTTGTTCCTACTTCTACCCACGCTAAATCACTTCTACACCCATGAGATATCCTATTAAGATATGCCTGTTGTACAGCATTGATTTGAGCATTGATAGGATTTATGAGAGGTGGTATCTTATTATCTAATTTAATTATTAACTCGTCGTACTCATCAATTATTACATCAGTCAAAGCCAATTGTTCATTAAGAACCGCTGTCTCGTCTACGAGTTGTTTTCTACTCTCTCGTAGTCTCTTAGCAATTAACTCAGGATCTGCAGCCATTATTCTTCTCCTGTATCATCGGGTTCTACCTCTAATTTAGGTTGATCTTTTCTCTCTCCATACACTATGAAACTACAATGAATTTTAAATCCGTTGAAGTCATGTGGATTTACAACTATACTTGTCTTATCTTTCATTCTGGCTATAGTATAACATAAAGTTTGATAAGATCCAATAGGTGTTAACTGAACTGTTATGGTATCATCATCGACTAAATCCTTCCAATAGTCAGGAAGTTCAATTTCATTCTTACCTTTCAATATGCCTCTGTAATATACTCCTATCTCTGGTCCTTCAAGGCATGTATGAACTAATCTCTTGCCTTTCTTTGATGGGTGTGGTATATCAAACTTCTTGAATGGTGCAGCAACCGAAGCGAAGGCACCAAAAGAAGCAACAATTCTTGGAGTAGCGATTCTCCCAGCAGCTAAAGCTCCACCTACAGTTACAACCGAGGCAACATTTAGATTCGCATTGATAGTGACTGTACCATTACATATGGTGAGTCCATTGTTAGTAGTGACACCATTTGTGATACTCGTAGAGTTTCTAATTGTAGGAGCAAACTTAGTGCATAAGGCGAAGTAGTTATTGAGTGTAAAGAAATTAGTTATACCTGTCCTAAAAATAGAAATACCATCAACTTGTAGAGAAGTTGGTGCTGGAATATTCATAGGAGGACCTATCATAACCGCAGCCTGCGGTATTCCAATATTAGGAACTAATCCAAAGAAACATGGTCCGTTAGCAGCAACTGTGCCTGGAAACACCTTTGGCACACCTGGCAAGAAAGATGTATCTAATGCTCCTATAACGATTTTATCGCCAACATTAATTATAGAACAGGTATGTGCCATTTAACCTAAGAAATCTTTGAATCTACTAGTGAATGAAAGGATAAGTCCCAAGAAACCACCTTGTTTTGAATCTGTTTGAGTTCCAGATGAAAGTTCTACACCACCAGATTGATCTACAAAGTTACCACCCATACTTAATGTTTTCTTTCCTAAAACATTTGTAAGAGCACCGTCAAGGTCAATGATGGGAGCCTTAGTATAGATGTGTTTAGTTGCTTTGATGGTCATTTCACCATCAGGATCATTGAGAGCGTGAAGTCTTATATTTCTTGCTCTTATCTCAATGTCTCCATCTTTTGCTTCAATTAATATGTTACCATTTGGAGCGGAGATTATTTTTGCCATATCTCCTTCATCCACCTTCATTCCTACAGTTTCATAGGATGTTCCATTTGTAACTAACTTCTGTAATCCATCTTTATAAAAGGCGATACCTTGAATCTCGTCAGTCATTACTGAGAAATCAGTGTATTTACCTTTCAAATCTCCGTCAGGAATTTTTATCCCAGAAGTAATTCTAAAGCCTGGATAGTTTGCATAGTATTCTTTAGTCTTCGGCGTTTGTTTGTCTAAATCTTCTTTACTCATTTAGTATCCTCCTCCGTAACCGCCGCCTCCGCCGCCACCAGAGGGAGGTGTGGGTGGAGGGCTAGGTGGCGCTGGTGGTGCTGGTGGTGGTGTTGGTGGTTGTTGTTGTTGCGGCTGTTGTTGCTGTGGCTGTTGTGTTTCTTGTGGCGGTGTATATTGTTGTGTGGTGTCACTTGTAGTAGTTGAACTGGTATCACTTGTAGTGGTTTCACTTGTGGTGGTGGAAGCAGAAGCATCGGCCTGTGGTGATTGTTGATCGGTTGTTCTAGGTTGAGTATAAACCATCGGTGCTGACTGTCCTAGACTCTCTTCTCTCGTGTTATATATTACAGCATGAGGTTCATTTTTGTGAACCTTTCCTACCATTTTAACACCTCTATCAGGGTGAAGATGGAAATCTCCGTAGTAAGGATTACCATTGACCCACCCAATTTGTGTCTTACCTAAACCATAAACACAATCTATAACCTTAATAAAGAGACTTCCTCCAGCTCTAGCACCATCTGGTGTAGGTATTCCTGACCTACCACCACCAAATCCACCATCAATATTTGGAGCAGTTCCACTATCAGAAACAAAGTCAGGACTGTAAGACATAACAGGAAGTAACTCTGCTCCTATTCCAGATTTTGTATTTATTGTGACCTCTGGTATGATTTTATGTTTATCTTGACAATTTATATTATTGATTCCAGCAATAGATCCAGCTGGAGTTAGAACTAAATCGAATGTACATGCACCAACTTGTCCACTATCTCCTGACGTATATCCTATGCCAGGCCTGTATGGAACCAAAGTGGTAACAATACCAACTGCTTCACTTCCTATTCCAGAAACTCCCTTAGTAGTAAAGTTGTAAGTGTCTGTCCTTCCTATACCAGCGAACTGATTATCATTCAAATCTAAGAATGATCCCTCTGACATTGTAATATAGTATTCAGTGCTGCCTCTTAGATCCTGTTTCGGATCTATTCTAATAATTCTGTCTGATAAAAATTCTATTCTATCACTCTTTATGTCAATTCTTTCGTGAATGACATTGGTTAGTGATTCTGTTATGACCACCTCTCCTTTTCCTTTAACAATTGGTTCATTAAAAGTAACCGAAAGAGATACAGATGTCTGCACACCAACAGCATTATCAGATGGAGTCGTAAATGTTATGAATGGATTTTCTAAATCAGTGTCCTCTGTGACAGGGTATTTTGGAGGGATTACATTTGTTGATGTACAATATCCAAATCCAGGCGATATCATATAGACATCTACAACTTTACCCTCATCATCTATAATTGCTTTCGCTCTTGCTCCACCACCATGTCTAGTCTTATCAATAATAGAGATTGTTGGTACGTCAGTGTAATTTCTGCCTGGTTCTATAATCTCTAGTGTTAATATACTTCCATCTATTGAGGATACAATAGGAATTAAAACTGCGGTCTTTGTTCCATTTCCGAGAACTTCTACTTTTGGGGGGATACACTCACTCCAAGTGAAGCCTGGCGGAACTGCCATAGCCAAATCATCTTGAGTCTGAGGATTATTGGTTTTATTATTACAATCAAAGAACTCTACCGCTCCTCCTCCCATCATACTAAGAAGAGAGAATCTTGCTCTTGCATCATAAACTCCCGAACCAGATTCATTATCACCTGAGAAACCAGATGTATCAGCAAAGTTTTCTAACTTCTTGAGTATTTCTACATTATCTAATACACTCTCCATATTGGGGGATGGCAATTTAGATTTTCCTCCAGATTGTGTCCAATCATCATACTCCTTACATGATAAGTCAGTGCATGATAGGAATGATAATAACATATCAACATAACTGCTTATCTTCCCAAATAAACCAGCGATCTTGCCTAATGACCCAAGTAACCAATCTAATCCGTCTAGCACTGGTTTGAGCGTTCTATTCACAGCGTCATATGCACTTGCCAAAAGGTTTGCCACTGCCTGTTCAACGGCACAAACTGTTGGATTTATTGCCTTTCCAATCATATCTGTCAACATATCTTTAATCAAGTCGAACAGATCGTTGAAACCAGTGTCAAATAAACAGAAAATTATGTCCAGAATTTTTTGTACAGCCTTAGAGATGAATGGTTTCTGTGGTTCTGGGACGATTAGTGCCTGTAGATCTCTAAATTGCTTTGATATAAAATTCATGACCTTTTCTCTAATAAGGTTCATGATCTTCTTCATTGCAGCACTTATCAACCTAGCTACCTTATTAGTTAATTTCCTAATATCCTTTATTGTATTCTCTGCTACATCAATCCATTCTCCAGCAAACTCAGTCAAAGAGTTGACTGTGGTTAGAAAACTACCTAGCTCATGTGCTATATCTCCTACAGCATCATCTTTACAACCATTGTTGAGTTTATGCGGGCCTGTTTGTACATTACTGAAAGTCTGATCAATTTTTCTTTCTTTGCTTAATCCTTCTCCACCACCCTCTAGTTCGCCTTTTGTTTCGCCGTTTGTTTCCTCACCAACTTTATTTTCAGCATTTAATTTTGTTTGACTAACATCCTTATCTTTATTTCCAATTTCTTGATTCTTACTTGCAGGCATTGTTGTTTGCCCACCTATTTTTCTACCACTAACAACTCCAAAAGCATTTGCCTCTGTACCAGAAATACTTTCAACATCTGAATTAGTAGGACCATATCCAGATTTATTGTTTTGTCTTGCTAATGCACCAAATATAACTGGGTTTTGAGCTTCCTCACCATCCATAAAGAAACCAAAAACAGTTTCTCCTCCAACCATTCTTGAACTCTCGCCATAGCAACCCTGTCCAGACCCAGAAGTTGCATCCACCAGAACATGAGCCCAAGGCAAATCTTTCTCGGGCAGTACCTCTGGGTCAAATGGATGATACCCTATTATTCTAACTTTACATCTGTATGCCCATCCAGCATCCGTATCGGTGGCCTCTTGGCGCCAAACATCTGAATCAGCGACTCGGCCAATCCACCATACGAATCCATCTCGTCCAACAAAGTTGGTCTTTAAAAGGGCACTGTCTAACATTAATCGTCATACACTAGGCACTCTGGTTCGTCAGGGTGCATATCACAGAATAGTTCTAAAGCGTTAGGATCATGGTGATCACCCGCTTCGATCTCTTCTTTATGATGTTCAGCATATGTTTCTAATTCTTCTAGTTCTACCTTAGCATGTCTGCGAGCTGCAGGGTTTGCTAAAGGATCTTCTACGATTTTCTTGTCTTTTTCTATGTGGTCTTCGATTGATTTCATAGTTTCTCCTATTGTATTCCATATGAATCTCGTATGAGATTTAGGGATGTTGTATTTGTCCCTTCTTTTAACTCAAAATGATGTCTTACAGCTCTAATGAGGTAAAAACCACTGAGTTCTGTGTCAACTGTCTTACTTCCTCTTCCACCCGATTCCTCAGGTCCTACAGAGGGAAAGACTATCCTTATGACTCTACCAACCCTTAAGTTGATATTACATGGTATAACTATATTTAGGGACTGTTGGAAGAGCAATGAATATCTAGAGAAAGATTTTGCCATATCAGTGCTATCTCTTCCAGAATCTACCACCTTGTCATCAACTTTTGTTAATTCTGGATCCCACATTCCTGTGTCACCAACTCTTACCAAAACTCTTGAGGCAAATTTGGAAATATCTCCTTGTGGTATGGGAACATTGTCGCCAGCAGTCTTTATGTTATCACCAATTTCTTCTTTTAAATTAAACAAATACGCATCTGCTTTCCATGTTAACGGATTATAGAAATATGTCAAGTTACCATACATTCCAACTCTTAAATTTTTCTGTAGATCTGTAGTTTTGTCTGTGTAATGATCAATTATCTGTTTCTCGTTCTCGCTTCCTCTAGTAATAGTGTTTGAGTATGTGTATGTCTCTATACCTAACTCTTTTAATTCTCCGCTATCTGTTGGGTAATCCACCTGTGTTGCATCTACTAATCTATCAACAGATTTAAAGTGGAATCCTTTATAATCTTCGTAAAATACATATCCAGCGGTTCCCTTTGCTTCACTCCCAGCAGTTCCCTTGACCCCAGGCGTGCTGGGAATTGCCTTAGGGCACAACCATGTAAGGGTGTGGAAAGGTTTTCTATTATTTCCTATGAATCCATATGAAGTTATTGTATCCTCAACCTCCACTATTCTATCAGGATCTACTTGAAGAACATCCTCTAAAATACTTTTTACATGTGAGCTGATAGAAACTCTTGGATACCTAACCTGACACCTAGAAGTTTCATTCTTTAAATTTTCTAAAGTAGAACACTTTAACGTAAATATCTCCTGTCCTTCTGTTTGAGTCAACCCTTGAATTCCAATAACATACAGAGGATTTTTATCCTCATCTCCAAAAGTTATATCACCATAGGCAGTTCCTATAACAAGATCTATTCTCTCATAACCTCTGATGGGAACTAAACTGTATAGACCAGAGGTATTGGATATTTTTAAATTGACGGTTATGGATGGTGATAATAAATCCTCATAATAATCAAATGCCACAAGAGCTGGTGTAATATCTAGAGAGTCAGCAGTATTTTTAGCTTTGTCATCTGATCCACCCCTCTTAAAAACAATCTCTTGCTCAGGTGTAATTATTAGTTTTTTAAATTGTGTTTTTAAAATTGATGACATTAACTAGCACCTAAACTTTGAATTGTTAACTGAGAGATCATAGCATTTGTATCTACTGGCAAAAACATGATATCCATATCACCTGATCCATTGGGTTTAAATGCTTGTTGCGTTGGCATTTGTGGTTTTTCAACATTAGGAGGTATCATTACAACCGAACTTGATCCTTCTCCTCCTCCTGCCATTGGAGTATCGTAATTCATATACTGTTGTGGTATGGTCATACCATCAACGACTGCATCAGGAGAAACTCCAACAGATGACACATTACTCTTAACATTCTTATCTCTTAACTGAATAACCTTCGCAGCAGCTTCCACCTTAGTTATACTACCATCATTATTAGCATCTAGACCTTTATTTGCTTCATACCTTTTCTCAAATTTCTTACTAATCGCACCTTCACCAAAGAGAACAAAGTCATCTGGTTTACCTACAGCAGCAGGGAATAATACACTCATGTAAAGATCAGATATATCTGCACCCTCGTTACCTATACGACCTTCTAAATTAGTCTTAAGATACTTATCAACGTATTCCAACTGTTGTGCTCTAGACATTTCGGATAGTTCTTCTGTAGTCGTTCCTAAAGACTTAGCAGTATCAGGCATGAACTGTATCAGACCAGTAGCACCAGAACCAGCCATGTTCTTTGTTGCTGGATCAAATGTTCCACCAGTTTCAAAATCCATCATTGCAAGAAGATCATTCTGTGGAATATTATACTTCTCAGATAACTCAGCTATACCTGACATGAAATCTTCATCCCCTGCAACCTCTGGAGGTAGATCATAAGTCATTTCTGATTGAGGTTTTACCTCACCACCCATCATTGTTTGAACTGGTTGAGCTTTGGTTAAATGAACTGGAATTACTTTTTCGCCTTCTTCATCAACCTCTTTATCAGTAAGTTCTTCTGTAATCTCCTTATCTTTCTTGTTTGCAAATGGATTTTTTATACCCATCCATTTAGGTCCTAAGTACCCATCATCCTTCTCACTCCCAATAACATCTCTCACAGCGTTTACTGCATCAGAATTATTAATAGCAGACGCTACCTCTTTTGTTTTTTCTATAATCTTACCAGTAGTGTCCGTTATAAAGTTCCATAGTCTTTTCATCAAACTAGGCCCTCCTCCAAACAACTTACCTTGTTTAGATAAAAAGATAAACTTATCAACAGCCTCTTCAAAGGCATCAACATCTAATCCTTTTTTCTTTCTAGCAATAAATTTTCTCTTGTCAGGTTTCTCTCCATCTTCACTCACCTCACCTTCTTCACCTTCTTTTGGTTTTAGTTCTTTTGGTTCTTCTTTTTTCTTAGAGTTTATCTCAGATTCTTGTTTTGATGTTGCCTTCTTACTATCATCTGCACTTTCGTTGACATTTTTTAATCCATCATCTACCTTTTCTCTTTCTGCTTTTAGATCTTTTCTCATGGCACGTTCATTGCCACCATACTGTTGATTGAGAACATCCGTTGTTGATGCAGCTTTAGCCTTACTCAACGAACCCCCTAACACTACAGGAAGAAGCAAAGCACTACCTAGTAAAGCTTTACTAAGTCCTCCACTCTTCTTACCAGAACTGAAGTTCCTTGCAAACCTTCTTGCTTTCTTTAAGGTGGATCTGCCTGGAATATCACTAGTCAAACTTGTACTAGTGGTTCCCATGAAACGAGCAAACCTTGATATGACACTCTCTGCCTTATCTACAGAACCCTGAGCTTTCTTTCTAACTGTTGCTATTGCTGCTTTACTCATTACATTGCATCCACTATATTAAATACAGATCTAGCATATTGAATGTGAATATTACTAATATCAATCGCTGGAAGAATGGGAACTACATTCTTTGTGACGTTTTGTGTTCTCTGTATAGGAGTTTGACCAGCTCTCCTTTTTTTGTCCTGTGCTGGTATAGGAACAGGGAGTATTTCAGTTCCACCACCGCCTCCACCACCATCACCAGATGGTTTTATAGCTGGTTGAGAAATATCCTTAGATATATCCAACATATTATTAGAGGTATCTGATGATGCTTCTATAGTAGAATCTTTTTTATCTCCTTCTGTTTTTGATTTCCCTCCATCTGATTCTACACTCTCTTCTTTTTTGCCTCCTAACTTATTTGCAATGAACTTTCCACCCTTGATTATACCACCAGCCATGATACCCATAGGTGTTATCCCAATAACATCGCCTGCAAGAGATAGAATGTCTTTCTTACCTGGCTCACCCTGAGATCCCAAAGATCCTTTATTTCCTTTATCACCAGATTCTCCTTTGTCTCCCTTAAGGAAGTTTTTGATTCCATCTATATGTGACCCACGAGAATCAAAATCAAACATGTTTCCTGTAGCAAAATCTAAACCACCAGCCAGTAACCTTTTCAATCCTTGTGGTTTTTGCTCCTCATCCTTATTAAAGTCTGGGTTTATTGGAGTTGGTTCTTTTTCTTTTTCCTCTGTCTCGCCACCTGATGTTGGAGTGATAGTCATTGCGCCACCTTGTTCCATCCTTAATATGGCATTAGGTGACTTACCTCCCATAGCATCTTCTTGTGGATCTACTGTGGATTCAGTAGAAGTGTCTTCTGTACCTGTTTCATCCTTTATTTCTTTATCTTTTTCATCTTTTTTGGGTTTCTCGTCTTTTTGTCTACGTTTTCTCTTCTCTATCATATTAAGTTCACTTTGGAACTTTTCTATAATCTCATTGAATTTATCTCCGTCTATCTTATCCTCACCTTGTTTTTTCTTTTGAAGTCTTTTCTTTACTGCTCCAAATGCTTTCCCTGCAAGAACACCAGCGCCAAGAAGACCAGCACCCATAGCTATCTTACCACCGACTGCAGCAACACCCATCGCTGCTGGCGCTGCCTTGAAAGCCATTGCCAGTAATCCTACCTTTGCAATATTCTTTATCAAACCTTTGAAGAATCCTCCTCCACCGCCTCTCGGTTTGGCTTTGGCCATCTTAGTGATCAGATCGACAATTATACCCTTAGCTTCACTTAAAAACTGTAAGTTTCTTTGTAGAGAGCTCTGTAATCCTCCCAAACTAGATGCGAAACTCTGTAATGAATTTAATCCACCATCAAATATCTTTCCTAGAAGAGCGTTAGGATCGAATTGATTTACCTTTGATGTTACCGACTTAGCAATTTTAGGAACAAGAGATTGAACCTTATTAGTTACAAGTCTACCTACCTTTCTTACACCACCTTGTTTTAAATCTGGTCTTATAGGTTCTAGACTTTTAGTATTTAAAAGAGAGTTCTTTCCCTGTACCTTACTCTTTAGACCTTTTACTCCACCCTTGACACCTTTTATTAGACCTTCTTTTTTCCCCTTAAAAAATTTGCCAGGATTAATCTTCTTCGTTGCCTTCCCAACATTTTTTAAGATAGATCCTACTTTAGCCATTTTTGATTTGTGCTTCCCTAGCTTTTTGTTTTAGGTTTTCTTCTTCAATGTGTAATCTAAGTAAGCCAACATAGATGTCCCTCTCCCAAGGCGGCATATTCTCAATTTCTGCTAGAGAATATTTATGAAACTGCATGAGAGCAAAATTGATTCGGAAGTATGTCTCAAGATTCATATGAGACATACCTAGGCGAAAAAATCCGTTAGCCCCTCTAGTATTACAGTGTTTTCTTTCTTAGTATTGGGATTGGTTACTTTTAAAGTATGTTGTAGTTTAGGCATAGTTTCAAAGAACTTTTCAATCTTTGCAAACTGTGCTGATGTCAATGATTCGACCCATTCTTTGAGTTCTTTTTTAGTACACTCAGCTGCTGAGAACATATCCTTTTCATTATATACCATGTCAATACATGATGCTATAATCTCGAATGACTGTTCAACAGTGTCTTTATCATCTGTAAAATTGTTTTCAATAAACTGACTAAGAGAAGGATACTTCATCTTAACAATGTATCCATCACCAATTTCAATATCTGTAGTATGTTCCTCTGATGTAATGACTTCTATATCATTGATAGGAACATTGACCGAAACCTCAGTCTCTCCATCATCTCCACATGTAACAATTAGATCTATTGATTCACCAACAGACTTGCCACGAATATTCAGAAACAAATATTCAATATCAAAGGCAGGGAGTTGTTCTACCTTGATCCCTCTTGTAATTACACAGGCTTTTATGACCTGTTTAACTGCATTAGTGATCTCTTTTTGGTTTCCACCTTCTAAAGCAAGTATGAGTATCTTTTCTTCTTTTACCAAAAACGGTCTGTACTTCACAGTCTTTCCGTTTGAAGGTAATACCAATTCATGCTCAGAGGTCGTAATCTTAGGTAAGGGCATAATATGTAATCATTCTTTATTATTTAGAGAGGTTTTTTAAGCTATGTTATTGTTGACATTAGCTAGATCATTTGTGCCTACTGGTGAGTTTTTAATGAAAAGATTTGTTCTATTATCACCATCACTAATCACTTTACCTTGATTAGAGTCAGATGATGGTGGAGCACTACGATCATTACCAATCTCACCTTGATTCGTTACTATAATATACCTGTCATAAGCAAACTCTACCGTTACTTGTAAAACTGTTGAGTTTTGGTAAGTCAAAGCAACGTCCTGTATGGATGTGGGGAAAGCATTTATAAATTTGTAACTAATCGCTTCTGGATCAAACATACCATATTTTTTATTCAACGCAAATCTATCTTTGTCATCTAATATGCGTACAAATGGATTGTCATTGGACTGTTCTTCTTTTGGAGCAGTCGAGTAATTTTTTAATTGAGATTGAGTTTGACCTACATTTCTTTCAAATTTAGTAATAGTTAGACTTTTCTTGTATTCATTTGGATATCTGAATCTATGAAAAGAATTTGAATCTTGTGCTTTTGGGTATCCATCTGGATATCCCTGTGTGAGTCTTACATCCCCTTCGCCAACACCCGCTTTGTAGTATAGAGGATTCATGAAATTAATCCACTCTTGAAATAATCTTAAAGAGGTGTAGTCTGATGGAATGTAATAAGTTATAGCAATATCATTATATGCTCTCTGTGTGGCAAATCTCTCAGTTATACCTTGTCTGCTTCCCTGTTCAGTTAAAGTAGACATGGCTGTTCCAGGCAATATTGCTTCCGTTGCTAATAAAGAATATCTACGCATAGCAGCTGGAGTATCCATCACTCCACATGATGCCAACCAATTTTCTAAACTCTCTTCTAAATCTTCTGAAGCATTACTAGTTCCTTTTGCTAAGTCTAAATTAACAATATAAAAACTAGAGAGGGCAGGAGCACCCAATGCTGTTTGGAAATCTTCTTGAAACGCAAGGTCAAATTGACCTTTCTCAATACCATCAGGTGTAGTGCCTGCATTGAATGGTCTTATCTTCTGAAAATAGTTTTTATTCGTCTGTCTACTTACTGGCATCTAAATAAAGTTATGACTTACCATACTATGTATATGGCTTATAAGGGTAAATTTAAACCAAAACATATAAAAAAGTATAAAGGTGATCCCACTCAGATCATTTACCGCTCTCTTTGGGAGAAAAAGTTTATGGAATATTGTGATTTAACAGAGAATATAAGTCAATGGCAATCAGAGGAATTTTTCATACCATATAAAAATCCCTTAGATAGAAAGATACACAGATACTTTCCTGATTTCTTTATCAAATATCAAGATGCAAACGGTAAGAAAAGGTCTGTGGTGATTGAAGTTAAACCAAAGAAACAATGTAAAGCCCCACCAAAGAACCCGAAGAGGAGAACTAAGGCATGGGCTCACGATGTTCAGACATGGGTTATTAATCAAGCGAAGTGGAAAGCAGCAGAACAATACTGTGCTGATAGAAAATATGAATTTAAGATCATGACCGAAGACGATTTAGGTATCTCACATGATCGTAGAAGATATTAAAGAACAAGCTGCTGGTGGTAGAAGAACCGCTGCATGGTATGTTAATGCACTTTCTAGTGCCTTATCTCAAGTGCAGAATATAGATGTCAGCACACAAGATACTAGTGGAATATCTATTGGTGATCTATTTTTCTTCTCATACAGTCCATCTTTTCCAGAAAGATATGAGTTTTGGGATACTCAACCACTAGCAGTAGCACTTACTTTCTACCGAGATGGGTTTCTTGGATGCAATTTACACTATGTAAATCCAGATTATCGTGATTCTGTTGCAGTGAGCCTACTAAATAGCGGCGGCGGAGCATCCGTTCCTAAAAATACCATACACAAATACCTGTATTCTGGTATAGGAAATTTACAAAAAGTTCCAAGATCGGAAGATTGGGGGGAGATTGCTAAATTTCCCACAGAACAATTCATACAACAAAATGGTATGAGATATCCAAAGACAAGAGCTTTTAACTGGAAAAAATGACAGATTCTAATTTAACCGTAGATCCTAGATTCCCAAACAATCCTGCTGAATTTGGAGTAGAAATAAAGACAAATACTGTCATTAGGCAAACAGTAAAAGGGAGGGTGCAAGAATATAAAACTTTCTACAAAGACGGAAATACTGTAATCCTTCCTGTTGACGATAAAGGAGTAGTATTACCAAAAGCAGAACCAATATACAAAAACGGAAAATGGGATCAAAGTAAAATAACAACACCAAGTTCAAATAGCAGGGGTAGAAAAACAAACGTAACCATAGATGGATTACGAAAGACAAATGAAAATCCACCTACTTTTACGGGCGTTGTTAACGATCAACTCAAAGAATCTACAAAAAATCATCAGCTTGCAGTTGGAGAGAGAGTTGGAGATTGGACAAAAACATCTGAATACACAACTAAAATACAAAAGAAAATAGATCGACTCCAAGCACAGTTGGATCAAGAAACAAATAATAGATCCAAACGAGCATTAAATTTTAAAATTAAGAGTCTACAAGAAAAATTAGATAAAGAAAATGATCTAAAATTACCAGGCGGACTAACTGGTGCTCTTGTAAGGGGAACGGAAAATTACGATAGTGAAGAAGATATAATGTTCTTCACCACTGTAAAATATCCAATGGATATGTCTGATCAACAGGATCGTTTTTCTATAACATGTTATTCATATCAAGCTCCTTATGCTACTGCGACTGAGGGAAGTAATGTAGGATCAGCATACGGAGTTCAAAGATCATCACCGTATAGAAAGAAGTTAGGTGCTGGTCTCTTATTACCCATGCCTAATAATATGGTAGATGGTAATGCAAGAAAATGGGAAGAAGACAATATAAACACCCAAGCATTAGATGCTGTAAGAGCATCAATGAGTAATGGTATGTCACAGATCATAGCGGGTAAACTTGGACTCGGTGGATTCCAAGGGTTCCTTAAAAATACCATGGCAACTCTTAGGAGTGCAACCCAACAGTCTGGTAGGCAAGAATTATTTGCAAACGAGATTAGTCAATTAGTTGGTGATATGGGATATGATGTAAGTGCAGACACTATATTAAGTAGAACTGCTGGTGTAATTGCTAATGCAAATACAGAATTACTGTTCGCTGGTGTATCCTTACGATCATTTGAATTTAACTGGTTGATGAGTCCAAGAGATATAAGAGAGGCAGCACAGGTAAGAATGATAATTCGTGCTTTGAAGCAGTGGTCTGCTCCTAGAAAATTAAAGAAACTTGTATCGGGGAAATCTGGTGCAGATGCAAGGGGAACTGGACAGGCTGGTGGTCCTAGTTACTTCTTAGGAACTCCAAACATATTCAGACTAAGATATCTTACCGCTGGTAATAAAGATATTCTTGGTGTCAATAAATTTAAACCATGTGCTCTAACTGATATAAACCTCAACTATACTCCAGAAGGAATGTGGATGGCATATCAGGATGGTCAACCTGTCGCTGTACAGATGTCACTTAAATTTAATGAATTAGAACCTATATACAACACAGATTACAGTCCCGATGTAGCACCAGGCAGGGCGTTCAACAAGGATAATGAAAGAGCAGAGAATCCAGGCGATCTAATGCCTATAAGCATTATAAGACAGGATACACCTTACACAGCTGACGTAGGATACTAAAATGCAAGGATATTTTTCTTATCTACCAAATATAAATTACGTTTCTAGATCTACCGATAGGAGTTCTAATGATGAGTTTATACAAGTTAAAAACATTTTCAAAAGAGCCAAGATCCGTGATGACATGTTGAATGTTGTCACAGGTTTTGAGGACTATACAATCGTAGGTGATGGAAGGCCAGAACAAGTAGCACAGAAATTATACGGAGATCCTAGATTTGATTGGGTTGTATTGATAGCAAATAATATTACAAAGGTAAGAGATCAATGGCCTCTCACCGAAAATGATTTTAGAAATTTTCTTTTTGATAAGTATGGTAGTGAAGAGAAATTAGCAGAGATACATCACTATGAAACTAAAAAATTAGTAGATGATAATAATAGATTGGTAGTGCCAAGAGGACTAAGAGTTGATTCTAATTTCAATATGAAATATTTGGAGAGAAATACACTAAGACAAACAACAGTATCATACAGTGGTGTGCCCCTAAACAATACGTCAACAATTGACAGTGCTGGAACTGTAAGAGATGCCAATGGTAATACTATTATACATGAGAATATATTCCCAGTATCAAACTACATGTACGAATTAGATATAAACGATGCCAAAAGAAGAATACAAGTCGTAAGACCAGCATTTCTAGATCGTGTTGTATCAGATATGGAAGATGTGATGAAGTATAAGAAATCATCACAATATATTAATAAGAGACTTAAAAATGCAGACAACCCCAGACTAAGGGGAGGCTAAAAAAAAGGGGTCGTGAGACCCCTTTCTTATTGTTTACTCTTCAGCGAGTTTCTGGAAGTAACTTAGTGCGTCATCTTCCTCTTCATCCGTGGCAGATGTTGTAGCAGCACTTGCGAGATTAGCAAGTTCTTCATCTACAGTAGCACCTTTACCTTCACTCACATCTTCAAGATCTTCGTCAGCAACTCTGCGTGTAGGTGTAACTACTTGTTTAGTTCCAAGAACTGTGTCTAAACGTGACTTGAGTTGTTCATATGTCTTGAACTGATCAGGGGCAGTAAATTCACTGAGGTCATAGATCTTGTCATAGATCTTCTCTAACTCAGCATCATCATCTAAAAGTGCCTCTGTCTTTCCGAACTCTGAACTATCGTAGTTCCAGAATCCAGCAACCTGTTTGATCTTCAACTTGAAGTTAGCACCTTGCCAAAAATCAAATGGATTGATTGCTTCTTCATCATCGAACTCAGGTTGCATTGCAGCAGTGATCTTATCAAAGATCTTCTTACCAAACTTGTAAAGTTTTACTTGTCCTTCGTTCTCAGGATTAGTAGAATCTTTTACAACATAGACGTTTGCATAGTAAGAAAGCTTACGCTTTTGTTTACGAGCAATATCTTTGTCTGATTCTCTACCACTGTTCCAGAGACTTCTATTGAGTTCTCCTACAGGATCATCCTTACCAATAGTGGTTAAACTATTCTCAATATACCAACCGCCTGTTCCTTGGAAAGCGTGACTCCAAACTTGAGTCCATGGCAGTTCACAATTAGCATGTGCAGGGAGGAATCGAATAACTGCGTATCCGTTACCCGCTTTATCTACAGCTGGTTTCCAAAGACGTTCATCAGTATTATTACCCTTCTCATTTAGTTTCTCAACTTTCTTCATTAACCTTTCGGTTAAAGAACCTGAGCGGGACTGTTTCTTTAATGCAGCAAATGACATTAGTATTCTCCGTATTTTTGTATTGTTGGATTGTTTGTATTATATCAGATAATTATGTATTAGTCAATCAGGTAGATTGCTTTCTAAATTATCTAAAGTTACGGTTAGTGTATCAAAAAATTCTGAGATATTTTGATTCGGTTGTAAACCTAGAAATCTAGCAGATTCTAGAATCTGTTCTTTCATTTCAATAGCATCTTCGTCGTCCTTCTCTAGTGACAATCTGAACATAAAGTTCTTTTGCTTTTCAAGAAGTTGTCTCATCTTGCTAATATGTAAAAGTCCCTCTTCTGGTGTTTGAGGGTTTCTCATACCATTAACAGCAAGACCTGTCATTATATCTTCTTGCAACTCCTGTATCTCTGCCATGGCAGCCCTTACTGGAGCAGACTTGAAAAATTCACTCATTGTGCGACTTTAATACATTACTATTTATATTTTTTTGATAACCATTTAGGTATATACACTAGTGATAACACGCCTCCCCACCAAATTGCAAGTGCGAGTATGTACACGTTTCTGGCTGGTCCTATGACAATCCCTAGAGTTACTAAAGATAACCATATCCAATCAAGAGTTGAGTGAAATTTTCTAAATCCACTTCCAAATCTTGCGATCAATGCTTCTCTACGTCTTGCAAACCAAGGCGATACATGCCTCATGATTACAAAACCTTCATTGAGAACCATTACTGTAAATCCTATCCAAAATATCATATCGGCAATTTAGATTTAGAAGTTCTTTTAAGATAATTTAGTTCAGTTGCTTCTGCCTTTAACTTATCTTTGAGTGGTTTCGCTATCAATTTACCTACAGACTCAAACTCTATATTATTATCTTCACAATAACTTATTATTGCTTCAATATAATTAAGTTCAGAGTTAAGTACAAGTTGTTCAACATCGCTTGTAAACTTAGTCTGATCAAGAAATTTCTCTTTTATGAGATCATTAACCTCTTTCTCCATACTCTCCGAGCTTGTGGGTGACGAATTCTTTAATATACTTGGTAAGAAGTTTAATATACTCACCTTTGTTTCGTTTTTCATAAACTTTCACATCTCCATTATCAGCAACCATTAAGGTTACAATCTTCTTAACAGGTGTGCCTGTCATCTCAAAATACATGCAGGCGTAAGCAGTTTCTTGTACGAAGTAGTTTTCCAACCACTTCTCTGGTTTAATCTTTTTAGATGTTTTGAAGTCAATTATTGCCAACTCTCCGTTATATTCGGCGATACAATCAACTCTTCCAGCAATACCGAAATACTCACTATATAGGGGTTTTTCTAAACAATGAATATTATCTATATTATTTAAAGATTCTCTTGCAGCAATCCACCTAGCTTTGGTAGTTGGTAATACGTTCTTCAAAGAATTAATATCTTCATTTAAAAGATACTTTTCAACCAAATCATGAAACTTAGTGCCCCTATCAGTAGCAACTTTTGTTATTTTGTTTGCTTGTTCCTCACCTACTTTCTGTCTCCAGTTCTTGAATATCTGACGATTATAGAAACTAGTTACGGAAGTAATAGAAGGAGCCTTCTTTCCACTCGGAAGAGTGTAGTATCTGACTCCATCTATAGTATTGGCTTCTAACTCAAAATCACCAAGTTTATTCAAGTGGGTAAACATTATAAAGACAAAGCGAGTTTAGTAACCAAGTAGTTTCTTACTAGACCAGAGCGAACAATGTCATCTATACCGAATTCAACTACACCAAAATCATCTTCCATGATCTCAATGATACGTTTAAAATCTAAAATGCCATTCTTCTCATTGGATTTTGTAAGATCCGTTTGAGTAGAATCTCCACAAAACATTATTTTACAGTTATCTCCTACTCTTGTTATTATACTATCTAATTCATGAAAATTCAAGTTTTGCATCTCATCTACTAACACAATGCAATTATCAAGTGTTGTTCCCCTGATAAATGATGTGCTCCAGAATGATACAGTCTCTTGTGCTTTCAGATTACCGTATAACATTTCAAAGTCATTGTCTGATGGCATTTCAAACATATACTTTACCATATTCTTATATGGAATCTGATAGAGTGATGACTTATCCTCATGGTCGCCTGGCAAGAAACCAATCTCTCTTGTGGATACCAATGACCTGACAATATACACCTTATCATATGGTGTCATTTCGTCAAGTACATCTTTTAATGCCAAAAACAAACTGATAAATGTTTTACCAGTTCCAGCACAACCATATGCAAATAAATTCTTTCCCTTACTATATTCTTCAAATAAAATCTTCTGATTATCTGTGATGGGTTCTACATCAACCAACATACCATTGTTGATTGGTCTTTTCCTACGCATCTGTTTAGCTGTCATCCCTGCTCCAACAGTGCTATTAGTATTCCTTCTTTTTTTAGTTGACATTAATACCTCTATTGGCTAAACGACCCTTGACTCCACCAGCTTTTTCAGATTTCTTTAGAATCTCACTCCAGCCTGGATGTTTGTTGTTGAGTTTGTCTTTCCACTCTCCAACCTCTCCTACGCCTGGAACCGTAGATGGATCTGAGTAATCCCTCGACCAATCGGGGTTATCTTCTTTCCATTGATCCCACTCCATGATACTCATTACAACTTCTTTCTGTTCACCAGTTTTTGTGTTGACCACAGGGTATGTTGCCATTAAGTTTCTTCTCCGTGAAGTTCTTTTTTGATTTGTTTTTGGATTTCTACCACACCATTTCTCCATTCTAATGCTTCAGAAACGATTGGAAACTGTTCTATGAATACAGTTTTACATGCTTGTGCAATGTCCATGTGTTCCTTCTGAGTTCCATGAGCGGATCTCAGATCAATATAATGAAT